ATGAATTTATAGCAGAGGCGTTTAGCCGACCATCGTTCCAAAAAGAACTGCGTCAAATGCAAAAAGCCATGAACACCGACATGTCCGTTTGGTCTAAGTTTATTCAGTTAGTTGCCCAACTGTTTGGAATGGACAATGTGTTGTTCCACACGCTAGCGAACGCAGATGTATTGTTCTCGGCTAATAGCGGTAGTGCTACTAACAAAGGTCCTGGACTATTATGGTCTCCTAGTAAGAGTGTGTTTAACAACACCTTTAAACTTAACACTGGAGAGCGTACAAACTTTATTGATAAGCTTATTGAGCTACGCACAACTTGGCAAGATGTTGACAAGAGCAACTTTAAAAAATTTTTTGGTAGTTTAAATAACCAATACCGCAGGTATCTATTAGGTGCGCTTACAGTTGACCAGCTAGCCGACATATACGGCGCCGACATGCCGCAGCTCAAAGAATACGTAAAAGAAGTTGATGCTATGTTGGCTACCCGCAATGCAATTTTAAAAGAGGGTGGTCCAATTGTTGGGCGTTGGAGTAATTTATTACAAGATAACCCAGAAAAAGCTGAGCAAATGGGTAAAGTAATGATTGAAGCCACTATGCAAAAAATGGATCCAGCTATTTTAGACCCTCAGTTACAGCAGTTGCTTACTAAAAAAGGTATGCCCAAGGAACTAGAGGCATATGACAAGTCTAATTTAAAGACCGCATGGCGTGAAATGAGCAGCGGTAAAGATGGTGATATTGCTGTTGAAATATACACACAAGTACGTAACTTCTATGAACGGCGTATGAATGAGTATGTCCAAGTCCAAGAAGCCAGAATTAGAGAAGCGGGCTCGGCTAAAAATCTGACTCCAGAAGAAATTGATGCTAAATTGCGTAACTTTAAAAAAGAAATTGAAGAAAGCATTATTAGACCTTATTTCCCAATAAAACGTTTTGGTGACTACTTCTTAATGGTTGGTAGGGGTAAAGGTAAAATATTTATGCAGTTTGAAGATGCTTTTGCCCGTGATGCTGAATTAGAGAAGCAAAGAAACCGTCTCTTAAAAACACAGATAAAAGACAAAGATACTGGACAAACAAGAACGTATACCGAAGAAGAAGTTGCTGCTGAACTATGGCCTGGTCAAGGATTTAATGAAGTACTAAATGAAAAATTAAACGAAGTAACTCAGCTTAATAAAATTAAATCTTTAGTTGATGAAACTACTGAGGATATTTTAAAAAGCACTGATCCTAAAATTATGCAGGACAGAATTGCTGCAATGCAAGATCAATTAAAAGATGCTTTTGGACAATACTATTTAGAGCTACTGCCTTCCGAAAGTATTAAGAAGATGTTCTTACATCGTCAAAACGTAGCTGGTCCTAGCCAAGATATGCTTCGTGCTTTTAGTTTATCTTACGAGCGCATTGCATATCAGCGTGCCCGCTTCCAACATATGCCAAGCCTATTTAATATTGTTGAAGGCGCTAAGATACGTTCAATGAGTATGCCGACAACTGAAGAAAAATCAGTTTACGGCGACGTTGCAAATGAACTTGCTAAACAATTTAGGAGCGGTGTGCTTGAACCCCCTAAACATTCTAAGTTAACAACGTTCTTAACGCACTTTGGATTCTTACAATTTTTGACTGCTCCCGCTTCAGCAATAGTTAATATGATGGCTATTCCAGGTTTATTTGTGCCGGTAGCTGGAGCAAAATATGGTGGTCCTAAACGTGTTGGCACAGTAATATCTAAATATGTACGCATGCTAGGCGGTACTGGCTATGTAAACGAAGAAAACAATCGTTACGAGTTTTTGTCTTTAGCACGTGCTAATTTACAGTCTTTGAACAATATAAACACTAAAGATGGCGCCAATACAATTAATTTGCCAAAAGGTAAAACGTTAGCTGATGTATACGCAGCCGGGGTAAATAGAGGGTCTATTGATACTACTTTGGTACATGACTCCGTAAGTATGGGAGAAATGCCCTCAGAAGACTATACCGGTAGATGGCAGAAGTTTATGTACTACGCTAGCTTACCATTCCATGCCGCTGAGAAGTTTAATCGTGAAATTGCTTACATGACTTCTTTTGAGTTGGCTTACGAGAAAAACATAACCAATAAAAAAATGTCTCCAGACGCAGCTTTTGAGGCAGCTTTAGACCAAGCACGGGATCTTACCCAAGAGACCATGTTTAACTACAACACGACAAATAAACCACGTTATTTCCGTGGCAACATTGCCAACGTATTACTGCAGTTTAAGATGTACCCACAGCATATGTGCGTGCTTATGTTCCGTACGTTCCAAAAAGCGTATATGGATGGAGAAAAAATAGAGCTTGATAAAATAAGAAAACAATTAGAAAAAGCTCCAAAAGACGTACTTGATAAAGCTTTAGCTGATAAAAAAGCTGAAATGGCTGAGATTCAAAAAGAAGCTCGTGATGCTTTTGTTGGTATGATGGGTATGTCTTTCTTGACTGCCGGCGTAACCGGTATGCCGTTGTGGTTTATTTTCTCAGGTGTGGCGTCAGCTTTCCATGCTGTATTTGGCGAAGATGACGAGCCGTTTGACCCAGAAAACTGGTTTAAGAACTGGGCTAACAGAACATTTGGTGGTTTTGCTGGAGACACAATATCCAGAGGCTTGCTATCACAAGCAACCGGTTTAAATTTTGCCGACCGTATGAATCTTAACTTACCAGACATGTGGTTCCCAGATGTGCGTAAGAGCCAAAGCGAAGTAGATTACGTCCAAAATATGTTTATTAATACTTTAGGCCCGTCTATGGGCGCATTACTGGTTAGCTATCCTGAAGCCATAAAACGCTTTAACGATGGACATACAGAGCGTGCAATGGAAGCGTTAATGCCAGCAGCTATTAAGAACGTTATGGTCGGCACTAGATATATGGTTGATGGGCAGGCACTAACCCTTAAGGGCAATACTTTAGTAGAAGATATTAGTGCTCGTGAAGCTTTATCCCAAATGCTTGGCTTCTCTCCAGAAAGAGTTGCGCAAAAACAACAAGCTGCGTTTCAAACAAAAAACGCTAATGAAACCATAATGAATAGACGCACTGATTTACTTAATGCCTTCTTTATTTCTGTGGATACTGGCGATGCAGATATGATGGCAAAAGTAATTGAAAAAATGGTGACGTTTAGCCAAACCAATCCAGGAGTTAGGATAGACCCTGATGCTTTGATTGATTCAATACAAAAACGGTACAAAGACCGAGCGCTTGCTAACATAACTGGTGGCATGGGACTTAATAAGAACCTCATACCGCAGCTGTTGCCAATGCTTGAGTACGGCGAACAATAAAAAAACCCCGCCGAGGGGGCGGGGTATCAAATAAAACCTAAAGGAAATGTAGTCAAAACCCTTAACTACGACTGTATGATACTACCTAATACGCCATACACGCAACCCAGTAACCCCACGCTCTAGAACAATTTGGGTTTTTACCTTGAATTTAAGGCGTTTAGTAGTCTTTTTGATTTGTTCCAAAGCATGGCTGTGGTCTAAGCACGGTATAAAAAACGACGAGCCGACCACAAAATTACGCCAATTAACTCTGAAGCTTAGCCCGTGGATCAGCATCAGGTACGCTCTTAGCTGCCTGTATATACAGTTCGGCATCCTCAAAATGGTGACTGCTTAGGTCAAAAATATGAACATCTACAGGACCAGACGCTACTTTAGTCCCTTTAGATAAGCGCTTCTTAGTGTGTCCTAGATAGGCTTTGTCAATTTCAAGCCCTTTTAAAATGTCTTTTAGGGTGACCTGTTGATCGCTGCAATAAGTACGTAGCTGTTTAGCATTAATAAACATCTTCTTGGTATCCGGCTCAATCCTAATAAACAAGTCATTAAACTTAGGCTCCACAATAGGCAGTTGTTCCATGCCAGACCTAGAATCTACTTCGTTGTTTATAACTAATACTGAGGCACGATGCTCATTAATAAACTCGTTAATGATGCTGCTTTGTGTGCCTAAAGGAGTTTTGACCTCATTGCGCATTACCACTAACTCTTTGACAATCCAGTCATAAACCCTCTTAACATCAAAGTCTATGATGCCTAAGTCTTTAGCAATTAAAGCGCCAGCAATGTTACATGCAACAACTGCTGACCAAAACCGTTCTCTGCTGGTCAATCCAATAGCTTTGTCTAGCCGTTGCTGTATCTGCAGAACTAAATCAATAGCTTCTTCTAAGTCACTAACAAGATACTTGGCATACTCAACCCCTGCGTGTCCATAGTTACCATACAGTTTGCCAAAGATTGCGTCGGCTTCTTCTTTAGTTAAGTTACTTGTCAAGTCAATTTTGTACTCTAATAAGCGCATAAACTCGCCATCAGGGGTGGATTTGAGGGCAGATAGCTTGTCATAGAACGAAGCATTTGAGCTACATAGCGCTATGGTTGCCCATTTAGTATGATTAACTCGCTCAGCATTGTCGTGCTGTTTCATGCGGTTCTTGCCCCGCCCTTGTGACAGGCTATAAGCTAAGTCTGAAAAAGCATCCCCACTAAGTTTGGTAATCTCGTCTATGGTAGCTGGCAGGTTATTGAGCACGCCCATCCGGTGGATTATGGAGTTGATTGTATCCTTCCATTGCATCATTAGTTCTTCAGGATGCCCCCATACGCTATTGCAAGCTTTAAGAATCGTAGACTTACCGGTGCCTGAAGTGTTATTAATGAGGTTAATAATCGCACCCTTAAGGTTTAAATGCTTAAGCAATGGTGCACCAAATGCAGTAAAGAAGGCAAATGCGTGTGGTTCAAACCCTGGTTGGTTATATACCTGTATAACTTTTTTCCACTCGGCATAGTCTCCTGTGGATTTTAAAAACTCAGAGATTGTGCCTGTTGATGCAGACGGTGGGCTATAACTAACTTTGCCTGCTGAAATCTCTTGCTCCCCAAGAATAAACTTGGAGTTATCGTCGGTCCAACCAAATTGATTTCTCATAATTTCTACCTCTGTTTTATGTTGAAGTTCTTTTGTAAACGTAATAATGTACGCCATTACTTTTTTCATCTGATCTGAATTACCTACTACACCATGCCAGCCGAGCCGATCTCTAAGTTTTTCAGTAGCCATTACATCAACGACGGGCATTGCAAACTCACGCACACCATCTTTAGGTAAGTGCAATCTTAACCAAATACATTCGCCACGAGATGGGTCATGTAGCCGCTTAACAATATATAAATCGTGTTCATATACATTTACGGCGTCTATGTTACCGGCTTCGTCTTTAAACTGTGCGTATACGCCTCCGTTTTTGCCCCTGAAGTATGGAAACGGATATGACGGAATATCAAAAACCTCTTCTTCACCAGCCTTCGTTGTTTCGACAACAGTGCTCTCTTCTGCAATCGCAATCTCTGAGCCCAACTGAATCGGAGAAGATATCTTGCCTTTGTGCTGGCACTCTTGACACCCTGAAGGATTGAGCTTTTCAAAGGTTTGGCACGTATAGGGTCCCTTGGTTTGATTCGCCTTGCGTTCGGTGTTCTCCGGCGAGTACTCAGGGTGCCCTTGTGAAATCCTGTGAATTGCTTCATCTTTATCTACGCAAACTGCCGCTATCGACAGGCCTGCTCTCCATAGTGGTTCTTCAATTGTGTCTTGGTTTACTGCAATGTTTTCAAGCTGAGCGCAACCCTGACCATTCATGGTTTTAATCATGATGGTTTTAAATCGGCTTTGTTTGTTACCCAGTAATGCTTGAGTCATCTCGTTAAGTTGACGTGGCATCCAATCAGGTGCAATTAATACACCAATATTTTGTTTAATAGCCTCAAACGGCAACTCTTTAGATACAGCTAGTAACTCTACTGGAAGCGGTGGGTCTTGCTTAAAGTTAAATGTTTCAGGTATCCGCAGTATTGAGGCGTTGTCTGCGGTGCGTGACGGGTCAGCTGCAAAGCCATGATCTTCGCATAGTGCTTTTAACCGCTCGGCTACAGGCTTCCATTCTTTACGACCAACTACTTCCTGTAATCTCCAGTAGGCATGAATACCCCGCCCTGAGTTAACAATGGTTGGTAAAGGTATTTTAATCTTGTGGCAGAACTCTTTAAGAGCATTAAGTCCTGCAGCTTGATCTTCATACGGCTTACCTACTCCACAATCAACGTCAATCCAAAAAGCTTTAATAAAATTGCCGTTTGGTTGAATGCGTCCCTGTTTAGGGTCTTCATACTTAGCACATGCAAAATAAGCATCATACTTCTCAGCTACCAACGTATTCACTTCAGCTTCGACATCTGCCAAAGTCTGAAAGAAGTTTTGTCTTGGTGGTTTATCGCCTTCTTGCCGTAAGCCGACTGTGCAATACCAGCCTTCTCCCTCGGGCGGCAAAACTGCTACCAATAGGTCTCTGATTGCCATTAGTTATACTTAGTAAGTAATTTTTCTATTTTCCTAACTTTGTCTTTGTTGGGTACGCCAACTCCGGTAAACCAGTTGTATATAGTCATGCGGGTTACGCCTAACTTTGTAGCAATGGTTGATACCGGAATATCGTTGGCAATACAATACCGCCCAAGCTGGACTCCAATGTTTTTGGAATCAGCAGCTTGGTTGGCTTTTACAAGACGAAAGCTATACCCTCTAAGACTCATGCTGCGTCGTCATTAGACCAGTCGCCCATTACGGCTTTAAGATCACGCTTAGGAGCAGGCTCAGCAGCTTTTTTCTCTACACGCTTAGTTGGCTCAGCAATTACTTCTACTGTTCCAGCTTCAGCTTTTACTGCAGGAGCTTCTAGCTTTTTAACTCCATCAACTTGAGCTACGGTCATTGTGATTGCAGACTTAGCAGTCTTAGTCTCGCCTTGCTTCTTGGCTACTTCCCATTCATCCTTCTCAAGGAACCGCACTGGACGGAAGAACAATTTGCCTACAGTTGAGTCCTCGTCAAAACGCATTTCAGTTACTAGTGTGTTTAAGTTGTAACCTTGTGAGCCAACATAACGCACATACTGATCAAACGGCATATGATCTAAATCGCCTGGTTTTTTGGCATCATAAAAAATAGACTTAGACTGTAAGGTCATTTGGTACACGTCGCCGTTTAAATCTGCAGCAAGAGCCACAGCAATACGGCGGTTTTTACGGCATGCTTTGGTGCTGCCTTGACCGGAACCAGCTATGTCTTGTGGGCAGTTCATACACATTGGGCTTTGTGGTTCTTTAACAGAAGCGTCAGGGCGCTCACCATCGTTAGACCAGCAGTCAGGTGGGGCAGCATCAGCTTTTGGATCCCATGCTTTAGCGTAGAACGTACGAGATACATTAGGGGAAGCATTAACAATAACAATCTCCATCTTGCTACTGTTGCTTTTAGAAATCTCGGCGCCGTTTACTTTTAAAATAAACTTGTTATTGCCAAGGGCAATACGTTTGACACCGGTACCACCACCCGTTAAGGCACGGGTTACTTCATCAATCTCTACCTCTTTGAGGTAGTCAGGTAATTGCTGGTTAAACAAAGCGACGTTGCTCATTATTTTCTCCTAGTTACAATGATTGCGTATGTGCTATCCACATTTAAACCGGCGGGATGCAAGTCCGGATTCTCCTCCAAAAACTGCTTCATATTGGTTTGTTGAATTCTTCTTTCCAGTAACTCAGGCGCATTGTGCTCCACAATAAACTTGTGAAAACGCTCCCAGTCATTGGTTGTATAACGTTGTTTGACACTACGTCTAGCCAAACCGTGTGAGGTTTTTAAACTAGTAGCGTCAATAGTTTTAAGTATGTCAAGCAGCTCTGCTTGAATAACATCTAGCTGTGCTTCTAAATCAGCCTTCTTATCCATGTAGCTTCGATAATTAGCTTCTGAGGCATCTCGTATTTTTATGTAAATTTCTACAAGTTTTTCAGCGGATGCAGTGCCTTGGACTTCTTGTTCCATATAAATTCCTTTAGGTTAAACGCTGGTCTATGCCAGTTAAATCATATTTTAAAACTATAATTTGACTTTGTCAACTATTATTAACTTCTTGTTTGTACAAGTCAATTATTTTTTCATGTGCTTCTAGTTTATTTTGCAACATTTGATAAAGCCGTGTCTCTACGGGACTACCCTTAATGTGCACAATAGTCATTGCGTTCTTTTGTCCTTGCCTATCTATGCGTGCATTAGCTTGCAAGTAAGTCTCTATAGACGTCACTGGAGCATACCAAATAATAGTGTCTGCGGCTGTTAGTGTTATCCCGTGGGCAGCAGCTTGCGGTTGAATTATTAACACCCTTGGATCGTGCTGCTCTTGAAACAATTTAAATATTTCTGTACGTTTATTTACAGGAACTTTTCCATTAATTACTTCACAAGCAATACCTACCCCTTTTAAATGTGCCTTAAGTAGTTCTATAGTATGAGTAAATGGTACAAAAACAAGCACTTTATGGCTTGCTTCTGATATTACTTCTTCAATAACACGTAAGCGATTACTAACATCAAACTCAACGACAGCACCGGTATCAGAGTAGACAGCCCCACCCGAGATTTGTAAAAGCTTATTGAGCTTAACTGCTGCGTTAACTGCGCTAACCTCTTCACCATCCGCTGCCATAAGCCACTCGTCTTTGAGCGTTTTGTAGTATTTCTCCTGTTGCGTAGTAAGGGGGGCGTCCCTAGAAACATATGTAACCTCCGGTAAGTCTAAGCAATCTTCTTTTCTAAATCTGATTGCGGGTTGAAGAGCGCTAAATACAGTTTGATCTGCATCAGGTTTTGGTAGCCATTTAAATTTGCTGATGTTTATCATGGTTTGATCTCTAAACGCACCAAAAAATCTAGGTACATTTTGTGGGACTATTAGTTTACCTAACCCAAAAGCATCTGTTGGGCTTTGTGCTGCTGGTGTACCAGTCATCATCCATACCCATGTACGTGGCGTCATTATGCGGTTCATGGTTCTCCAGCGATTAGTTGTTATTGTTTTGTACGCATTGGCTTCATCAATAATTATTAAGTCAAAGTTTTGTTTTGCAATGTCGTCGGCTACTATTTCTACACCGTCATAATTAATGATGACAAACTCCGCATCACTTTCAATAATTGCTTTACGTTTATGCCTATCTCCATACGCCACACCTACTTTGCGGTGCATTACAAACTTAAACAAATCAGCTTGCCACGCTGATTGCATAATAGATAAGGGGCATACGATAAGCACACGATACACACGTTTTTGCTCCATCAAATAATCCGCAGCCCATATAGCGGCTGCAGTTTTACCAGTGCCTTGTTCGTTAAAACAAAATGCTCTTTGATTTAGTGTAAGAAAATTAGCTGTATCTTTTTGATGCTCCATTGGTTTATGCAAACCAGGCCATTTGTAATCACGCAATATCGGAGACGGTACTTTTTTAATCTTAAGTTTGTTTAAAGCTTGTGCCTCATCCAAACCCCAATGCACGGCAACTTTATGCAAATCGCCGTTGGTTTCAATAATTTCACTTTTTCTTATGCACTCAGTTACTAATTGTGGACGTCTAGTGGTAATAAGTATTGCTTTGTTATTTAGTATTTCCATGTTTACGTTTGGCTTTATTTACTTTTACTGTATGGTCTGAGTTTCGGCTAAATGATCTATTTTGACTTGGGGTTTCTATGCGGATGTTTTTACGGCTATTGGTGCCGCCTTTGGATAAAGGTTTAATATGTTCAATGTCTTTGCCTTCACGAGCATCAGCTTTACCATTTCCATTTTTGTCAACACCAGTCTTGTCAACGGCGTATCTAGCTCGAGCACGTGCATTCCGTGTCCCCTGTTCCTTGCGGGCTAATTGTTGTTGATACTCCTTCTTGTAGGGGCGGGGTTTGTTCACATAAGGCATATCGTTGCTCCTCTTTACGGTAAAAATACACGGCGCCATCGCCTAATACTATGTATTTTGGCATGTTTTTAAGGTCTGTTCCAGTCAATAATTTAAGGGTTTCGTCCATGTCATCAGATATATCTACCCAGCCAGCAAAAGGGATTGGCTCAATCATTTCTCTTGTGCCTTTCTTAGTATTGCTCTAGCAAAATCTTCTAGCCCCAACACAACTTTTACCCCATCTTGGTTTTGAGTTCGCAAGTGTTCGTTAGCCAGTTCGTGTATCTCATCATCTGTTAGTTCTTTTACTGGATGGGTATAGAGTGGTGTCCAGTTCTCATTGTTGTGGTTAAACTTTTCTACATCACCCCATGAATCCATCCACGCTACTGGTTCATTGTTACGCTCCGCTTGTGCCTTGTTTAGCTTAATTGACGAGTCCAAGCCGTTTTCTAAGTCGGAGATGTATTCCCGTAGCACACCAATCATATGCCCAGCTTCATCTAACTCTTTTGCTTGCTGGCGTAGCATATTGGCTATTTCTTCTGCGTGTTCCCATATCCGACCACTATCAAACTGAATCATTAAATCAGCCATTTCATTTGCGTTCATTTCTGAATCCTCTCCCATAACTCAGACAATGGCATGCCTTTGATCTCTCTCCAACCAATGTGTACACAGGCATACATGATGAACAGAAAGAAGATAAACACCACCGCAAATATCAGCACCGCACAGGTAGCCACGAACAAAGCAAATAGGTTAAGGATGGTGACTATCATTATCTTGCCTTTACTGTTGTCCAAGCGCTACGTCCATGTTTCTTAAACGCTTCTCTTGATTGACGATATCCAATAGTAGCGGCTCGATACTCTCGTCTTTCTTTTGCTCTTACCGCTATTTCTTCACGCCCATACTTAGTTTTTGCTTTAACATCTTTTGCTTTTTGTTTTTGTACGTACTCAGCATGTTTTAAACAATCTTTGGGATCTTTTAAATCCCATAAGCGATCATTTAGTTTTGGATAAACCTCCGCAACAAATCGACGTACTTCTAAACCAGCACCGCCATGCGATGCGTACCAATATATATGATTTGGCATAAACGGAAAGTTTTTTGCGCAGTCATCCGCAAATTCTTGGTTTAACTCATGCCTTGTGTCGTTATATAAAATACCCAATAGTGTTCGCATTGTCCAGTTTTTTACCCAAGCTACTAAAAGCATCTTGGCTCCTTCTTCTAAGGTTCTCAAAACGGTGCCTCCTCTAAACTAGATAAATCAATCGACTTCTTCTTGCAACGTAAAAGTTTGTACGTCCACCCAGCTCTCCCATTGACGATTTGGTTTGCTTCTTCTTTTCTTGAGACCTTGCGCATTAGCTCTTGGTTCTCGTCGTAAATTAGGTACATGTTCAAAGTAATGATCCTCAAACTTTGGTATATAGTATTTTGGCTTTGGTAATAGACTTAGGGCTTCGTCCAATACCTCAATTACCTGCAAACGGCGCCGCTGCATATCATACTCAAGACTAAAATAACTCCAAGCAACATGCCTACTACGTAGTTCATTTTCTTCTCCTTGTTTTGACCGCAACAATGCCAACTTCAGGTTCTTGTCTATTACGTGCTTCCATCATAGCGTCGGCTAAGTCATAGGACATACGGGGTATTTCGCCTTTGGTATAGTCCCCATTCATCGTCCATCCAAGCATTGCAAACATTGCAAAGCAATCTCTTAAATCGTCATCACCGATCATCTGTAATGTCCTTTTCCATTGTGTTCACAATCTTTTACTGGGCAAAACTTTCTGCATGTGAAGTTCGGCTTTGCGTTCCATACATCGTTATCATGTGCTGCGGCTAATTTATCTGTTTGTTGAATCCATGTTAACCACTTCTCAGGAGCATCGTGTTTTATGTAGTGGGCTTTTACAAAATCTTCGCTAACTAAAAATGCAAGTCCTGCTTTAACACGCTCGACCAATGGGAAGTGTTTGAATACAGCAAGCGCCATTAGTTCTAACTGCTTTACATCCGCATACTGCGCTGACTTACCTGTTTTGTAATCAACAATGTGTGCTAAATCGTCTTGAATAATAAGTAGGTCGGCTACACCTCTGAACCAAACGCTTTTGTCAAAGAACCCACATGGCTCTAAATCCTCAGTCAAACCCATCTTGTGTTCACATAACTTTTTTCCCGGGATTTCTTTAAGAATATCCAATACTGGAACAATAAATGAGAACTTCTCAGGTACCGGCACGCCGTCTCTTATGTATTTTTCAGCAGCTTCATGCACCATCTTGCCATAGGTCAAATGCTCAGTCTCAGGCTCAACAACATCCTTTGCAACCCGCAAGTGATAATACTTTTTAGGGCATTGATCAAACAGCCCGATGGATGAGTATGACCAAGTAAAATTAGGCACGTGTTTTTCCCAAAGAATCAACTAAGTATTTAGCTAGTCTGACACGGATCTCGTCGACGTCTCCCCAAAGATAGCTTGTGCTTGTGTAGTGCACAGGTTCAACTTTTAGCTTGTCGATAATAAATTTACTTGTAAGCGTAAGCCCTATTGCTGCATTGACTTCGCTGGTAGTTAAGCAAGGTAGCTTTTTCATTTAAACCCCCCACAGTTCTATTGGTTTCTTTTTACCGCACTCATCGTAACTATCTCCCATACCTAATTCACATGCAAGAGGCAAAGTAGTAGCCCAAGAAGGTCGCCAACGCATACATTCATTTACGTATAACAGTGCTTCTTTTGCTTCTGCTTCAGGTACCACACACATTACGGCATCGTGTACCGTTAATACTACTTTATACTTTTTTGCAATCCGTAGCATTTGCTCTCCAATAATGCAACGAGCAAGTGCTTGGCACAGGTTTTCTACTACCTTACCACCATAAATCTTAATACGTCCACGTCTACTTGCATAAGAGTATTGCTCATCTTGGTCTTTTTGTAAATCAGGGTAGTTTAAATACAACCCGCTCGGGAGTAAAAAGCCATTTTCCGTAAGGGTAAGTGCCTGCGGCTGACACCCAACTTGCGCAGTCTGCTTAGCTCTGAGGGCATCAAGGGAACTATTAGCTTCCTTCCAAAGTCTAGGTATGTAGGGGTACGTGTCACGATAGACTTGAATAATGCGAGCCGCTTCCGCATCATCAATTTCCACGTTAAAAGTTTTGAGTTGTACCCCAAACTTGGTAGCACCCATGCCATACCCCGCACCGAGGATTGTTGTCTTACCCACGAACCGCTCACCATCCGTGATTTCACTTTGCGTCTTTCCATAGATAGAAGAAGCCATGATTTTGTATACATCTTGTTTATCCTCAAAGGCTGTGACTAAATCGTTTTGCCCACTGAGCCAAGCTACTGTGCGAGCTTCAATTTGTGATGAGTCAGCATCAATTAAAACAAAACCCTGGGGTGCTGTGATTGCATTCTTAAGTAATGATTTTCTTGGCAAATTTTGTAGGTTTAATTTATCATCACCGCCCCAACGACCAGTATGGGCAGCATAATACCTAAGAGGAACAGGCATACAGCCCCGCTTAGATATAGAAATGAAACGTTCAGTTCTTGTTTCCTCGAGAGTAGACTTAGTTCCCAAACGGGCGGCAACAATGGCTTGAACTCGTTCGTCGGGATGCTCGGCAAGTTCTTTGAACCCTTCATCATTTTTGGCAAATGCGTATGTTTGTTTACCATTGGCAGGGCTCTCTTTCATTGGTGGCTCGACCCCAAGACTAATAAGTAAGTCGGCTAGTTTAGGGTTACTCATTAGCGTATCTTTATCTGCTATGCAAGCTTCAAGTAGTTTCTCTTTACGAGCTTTGACTTGCATTAAATGTTGCTCAAGCAAAGGAGTGTTTAAAGACAATGTCGGCTCTGAAAACATCTTTATTGTCAAGCTAATTAGTTTTAATTCTTTAGTATTGAAGCGTTCTACCAACACTTTAAATAGTTCGTAAGTTAAAGCCACGTCGTTCTTGCAATACTCACCATACTGAAGCAACTCAACTGGCATAAAGTCCACACGATTTTTACCTTTGGCTTCAACAACTTCAGTGCCTTTAGTGCCAAGGTTGTACCTTTGGGCTAGCTTTGCAAGGCTATTACCAGCTTCTAAACCATCCGATGCACGAGCCATAGATAAAGTATCTAGCCATGCTGTTGGCTTTATACCGAATACCCAAGACAGTATTGCCGAATCAAACATAGCGTTGTGGGCTAGGGCGAAACAGTTCCAATCAAATTGCAAGAGCCATTCTTTTATTTCTGCATGCGTCCCACTCTTCCATGCTGGAGTGTCGTCATTGACTTGCACGGCAACTCCGATAACCTCAAACCTGTCATCACGCACATACTCTTCTGTTGTTACCTTTGTAAGACTAAAGTCCGCAGCGTAGTATGTTTCAAAGTCTAGGGTTATTATGTTCACTTAATTTCCCCAACAAACGGCTCTGTCTTATGATCTTCATCAATCATGATTTCAAGTATTTGTCCGTAAGCAAAAGGTCTTGCTATTTCTACAACGTAACGTTTAAATTTGAGATAAACGGCTAATTTTTCTACTAATGTAAAGTGTCCATACATTCTAAGTTCTACATTTAAAATATCTTTTAGTGATGGTGGTAAAAAATAGTCCCATTTTCTATCGTAAATAAACTCTCGGGGATGGCTGTCCATACGTTCAAGCAAAAGTTTTACTTGGTCGTGGCAAAAATATTTGAGCAAATGGCTAGGGTGAAGACGATGGAGAACTGGTGGCATAATCAACCCCGCCCCTCTTCATCAAAGGACGCAAAATATAATTTCAAGTCGTCGAGCAAATCCTCGTTGACCATAAAGGATTGACCGCCCGCTCGCCTTATGCGTAGCAGTTCTCGCTCTTGCAATGCAGTAAGTTTTCCGTTGCCTGCTTTACACTCGATGGCGATGAACTCGCCCATGTAGCAACATATGATATCGGGCACACCACTACGACCATAGCCGTGTGTGGCGGGGAAAAAGTAGTAGACTCCGTAGTCTTTGAGTATTTTGACGACGGCATTCTTTACCTTGGACTCAGGTGTGGTCATGGGTTTTGACTTCCTTTTATGTAATTATTGACATAGTATAGTCCTTAATTACAGTTTTGCAAACTATTTTTATTAGGACAAACCCGAGGGTAGGACATAGTGTCGTTGTGACACTTTGTCCCATAAAAAAAGCCACCCGAAGGTGGCTTGGTGTAGGCTAAGTAGATTCCGCATCCCACTTGCGGTATTGGGAGATTGTTGGCTTACGCCTTGACTTGCATTACATCTACTAGGCTAGCAAGAACAACCATCGGAAATACAATATCTATATTACTCTTTAAGGTAGAAGTAAGTGTTTGGATGCTTCTGTGCCTCGTAGTGCTCGGGTTTAAACATCACACCAAAAGAGCATATCTCACCAGACTGAAGTAGCTTGAACACACCTAGCTTTGTTTGGAAGTCAATCGGCATATCCGTAAAGTCTTTATACCTAGCGAGCGTTTTGGCAGCGTAGTTATAAATAACATATGCACCATCAGGACGCAATGTTGCACCATACCCTTTAGCGTTATTGAGCAAATCTTGCAACTCTTTGCTTTCATAATAGTTAGCACAAGCGTTTGTATGTTTCTTCTGATCTTTGATTGAAGTAGGCATTGATGTCAAAGTTATTGTGTCTTCTCCTTTGCACCTAGCAAGATGTGCTAGTAGAGCATAGTTTATACCCTCGCCATCGTCGTCAAAAGACCATCGAACTTCATTATGATTTTCGCCATGTAAATTAGTAATCTTAGTGCTAACTCTATTTACAATATCGTTGATCAGTTCTTCGTCTGCTCTACCAACAAATAACTTTTTAACTTTGCGTAGGGCAACTTTAATATTACAAGTTGAGGTGGTGTTCTCGTCGCCTCGCATTTTGTTAATACGAAAACTTTTTATTTCGTAGGTGTCCTTTTGCCCAAACAAAGACCCAAGTTCTTCGCCATCTTCAAAGACTTTGACTCCTCTCAATACAGTCTTTTCTTCAAAATCAGTTCCGCCTTCTTTGTGCGTGTAAGTTGTTTCTATATAATGCCCATTGTCATCACAAGCTACAAAACTAAACAGAGGTCTTACTAATTGCACCTGTGCTAGAAACTGCTCGAGCCTAGGTGACAACTCTAAGTCCTTATTTTTAGTAGACAAGTTAGACCTGTCAATTTTAATTATGCCAGTCATACATTTCCTTAGAAGTTAAATTTAGCTAGGATTGAGTCAACCTTTTGCTTGACTGCCTCACGAGCAGTAAACGATTCACGCAAGTCCGATACATCGTAGCCCTTGATAGTCGCCTCAAGTTCAGCACGAGCCAACTCTAGCTTGGGGTCTTGGGTGATGTTCAAGTGCTTCAACATATTGATAAGCTCGGTAGCGTTATCCATTAGCGAGTCACGGAATATGCGTGGCTTTAGCACAGTCCCGTGGGTAAGAGGGTCGTCGCTTGGAACCTCGTCGTATTGAAGTCGGTCGCTCATGCGGGTAAGGCAGTCATGCAACCTAGCCCAAGCATCACGCATTGCGTTGTTAAGACGCTCTTGGTATGCCGTGTCACAGTTTGCGATTATTTCCGCCTTAGCTTCTTCGTTAATATCAATACGGAAGTCACCCGCAGTCGGCACAGGGAAGAAGTTATACGAGAACTTGAATCTGTTTCTCAGCGTATGGACTTCGGGATACTCTGCCCTGTCAAACAAATCGCCCAACTGAAAAGCCGCAGCGATCACTAGGTTCGGATACGAGTCGATGAACTTATCGACCAATGCCATGTAGTTGTTCTCCAATACATTCAACTGTTCCTTGTATGTTATGAAGTTAGACATGGGGATCAAGCGTGAGCCGTTGTCAGACCAAGGTAGAGTTTGTGACAAGTGCCATGTTCTAGCACCCGATGCGTATTTGAGGATTGACTCCAACACACCTGTGCCTGCCATCAGGTTCTTGTTCACATTGACTGTGGACACTTTGGTATTCTTCGCATTATCTACCTCGGCAGATACCTTCTTATCCAACTTGCGTGCAGTCCAACTGCTGATACTTAGTTCGACTAGCATGGCTGATGATGCAATACTGATTGAGTTATTCATTTGGTTTCCTTTAGGATTGGGACATAGTGTCTACTTGACACTTTGTCTTTGTTTGTAAAAATCACTGTCTGTGTAAAACTTAACAAGATGTTGTATTGCGTGAGAATAGGTTAAGTTAAACCCTAGCATTTCGCTTATCTCATCTTTTACTTCTATAAGCATTTCAACTGTTTCAGGGTTGAGGCTTACATTTATCTTGCCATCTTTACTACGACCTTTTGGTATTTGCGTGGTCATGATTTCTCCTTATTCAACATGAACGATTTTGCCTACTACTGCTTCACTAAAATTACGATTGCCTTTGATGCACCATAAGACAGGTGACTCAATAGTCCAGTCGCTTGGGCTTTGATATCCAATGTATCCGTCGGTCAGCATGATTAGGCACTCAGGTTTCATGTCGTGCTTTCTCATGAACTTAGGCACACAGGCAGGCTCAGTCCCACCGCCACCCGCAGGCTTGGTAGTTTCAATCAAACCCGCAAGTTCATTGTCCCGATAAGTTTCTCGTGATGCCACATGGGTATCCCAATACAAGATGTCGATAACTTCAGGGCTGACCTCATCACAGATAGACTTCACCTCAGATAAGAACTGCGTCAACTCCTCAGTCCCGATAGAGCCTGATGTGTCAATGCCAATCGCAATACCACCTACCTTGTCAGAGTAAGATGACGGCATGATTAAGTCCGAGGCAAGATACCGCTTATGCAGTCGTTTCCATGTAGTCTTGTCCTTGCCTTGCATGGCAGTCTTGACAAAATCACGCAGGGCTTCTCGCCAATTAACCTTTGGCACTAGCATTTCGTCAATCTCACGAGATACATTACCGCCCATCTTACCCACGAGCATAGAGCCTTGACGCAAAGCTTGCTCTACTTCTTTGGCGACTTCTTCCTTCTCCTGCTCAGACATACTTTGGGCTTCTTCCCAGTCGTGTCCGTCCAAGGGGTCTTTACCACCACCGCCACCACCACCGCCTTGTTGTTCTTCTTCAAGGATTTTGAATACTTGCCCTGAGTCCATACCACGAAAGCGTTCATCAATAAGACCTAGCACATTACCATTTGCGTCGGTTGGGAAGTCCGTCATTTTATTGTCGGGGTCATAGTCTTTGATTTGCAGATTGATAACATAGTCGCAAGCCATGTTAGCTAGTTGTGCGTTCCTCTTACGCAAAGGTTGCCACACTACCAAGTGACGATAAGCCTTGTGCATATTCTCATGCAAGATAAGAAAGGCTAGTTGCTTGTCGTTCAAGCTATCGACAAACCTTCGGTCGTAGGTCACATCAACACCATTGGTGTGAGCCGTGCCACTAAAAGTCTTGTCTTTAACTTCGACCTTGCCAATCATGAACAAGCCTGAGAACAAACAAAAGCTTGGGTGTTTCATTAGTTGCACATGGATTCGTTCGATCCGTTGCTCTGCTGTTAGTTGAGCCATTGCATTTTCTCCTCGTTAGGTTTAACTTCAATATTTAATTCTTCATCTTCTTCGGCTTGCTCTACATAGTCACATACTGCTTGAGTAAAGAGTCGGATAGCCTCATGCGGTGGCACATTAGCGTGCCCTAGCATGGTGTTGATGAGCATGGTAAACAATACTGACATAACCATACCCACTTCCATGTCCTCTTTCTCAAAGTAAGAACCAAGAGTGTCGGCAATGTATTTCAATTGCTTTTGCCGTTCATCTACTTCTTCTGCACTAATTGCTTTTACATCCATGTGTATCTCCTAGGTTGAGACAAAGTGTCACCATGACACTCTGTCGGTTAAAACAAGTATTGATTCTCACGCATCCAATCCACAAAGGACTGACTTGTCAAGAACATCTTCTTCTTGTCGTCGTTCTTCATACCCGTCAAGCAGAATACAGACTGCAACTCTTTTGGAGTCCGCTTGAGATACTCAAAGAACTTATTGATTGTTTCTCTGTCAACACGCTGAACTGCTGAGAAGGCTAGCAAACACAAGGCGGCGGGACTTGTTGGAACTTGAGCAGTCTTGGGGTTCTTACAGATTTCTTCCCATGAAGGCAAAGAGTCTGCAACATCAACGAAAGACATCAACTCACGAGCAGAGTAAGCACCGATAGTGCCTTCCAATGCACAAAGGATTGCATTAGTGGTTGAAGAGCCACGGATCTTAAGAATATTTGATGCTCTCTCAAGGGAACGAGGGCTGACAAAAGCCTTCTGTGGTTCTTTCGGTTGAAAGATATGGCGGTTGCCTGCCTGTGATGAGTCTAGGTATGTGGCTAGAACTTGGGGGTTCTGTTTAACCCACGCTAGAATCTCAGCAACGATATCGTTCTTGATTGCCCACTCGCCCCATGAATGTGGCTCGATAGACCCGTCGGCATTAAAGCCTGCGGATGGTTTCTTGATGTGAACAACGCTGACACGATTGCGTGTATGGGAACGCATTACATCATTGACCCCGTCCGTGCTGTAATTACCAGCCGTTACGACTATCGTATCCTTGTGCAATGGGATACCCATAACTTGCCTTGGGTGATTAAGCATAGGGTGCAACATATTCTGCACACCCAATGGTGCTTTGGTTATCTCGTCGATAAAGATAACGAGTGGTTCGCTAAGATGAAAACCCCACATCTCATTTGGATAGATGCGAGTAGTCTTGGTAGCATGATCAGGGATAGGCACACCCAACTCACCCAACTCAATGTTTGGTGCGTCGATATACACACCACGATAGCCTGTGCGTGCCACAATGTTCTTGTGCATTGAGGTCTTGCCCACACCCATCTCACCCATCAAGTGAATTGTTCCTTCACCACCCAATGCAACGATCATATCTTCTGCTTCTTTGAGGGTTGCGGATTTACTTAACAATACTTCAGCCATTTTTAATTTCCTTAAGGTTATATTTAATTAAAGACATAGTGTCGTTGTGACACTTTGTCCTACTCATACCGCTCTGATAACACATACTTCTTATTTGAATCATGAAACGCTTTACCTACTTCTACTTCTTCTTTTACAAACAACTTATCCCTGAAGTGATGCTTTAGGAACTCGTCAAAAAACTTCTTTAATTCTCGTGGCGAGCAATGAGTTTGGCTAGTCCGATAGCTGTATCTGCCTGCTGATCTAGCAAGTAGTTGCATCAGGTTGTAAGCTAACTCCAAATCCCCAGATTCATTAAAATCATCCAATGCTTTAATAATGATTGTTCGATTGCCTTTGAAATCAGGTTTGCTATTCCAATTAAAAGCAGGTATAAGCTCAGTTTGCTTTAGCTTTAGATACTCTTTAATCTTTTGCAACCCATCAGAATCACCTAGGTTATCGTCCATACCCAATGCGGTGCAAGCATAGTCAAGGAACTTCTTGTGTTGCTTACGCAAGCCGTTCATCTCTTTACGATTAAGTCTGTAAATATATTCTTTGTCGTTTAGAGATGGTTGGTAGTCGCCATCAACAAGACTAAAGGTTGTCGGCTTGTCATTGTGGATTACAAAACTCTGACCTTTCTTGTTGACGAAATACCACTTGCCCCGCATTGAACCAATTTGGGCTAGCCCATTCAGAGCATAGGTGACCATGTTCATCACCGATACACCCCGATAGGATTCACCATGGAACACTATGTCGCCACTAGGGTAGAAGTCAATAATATCCCTGCCGTAGATAGCACACGAATACACTTCTGCGAACTGACCTAGTGGGTGATCCGCAGACTCTATACTGACTGTCTTTTTGACAATATTTACCCAACAATAGCGTCGCTTGTCACCCAAGGGTCGGACATTATCTCTACCCCTGATTGGGACTACCTTGTCATAGCGTTCCTTTGCTTGAGCATAGTTTAATATCGGCTTTATGCGAGCCGAGTTGTAGCCTTGGTGATAGAGCATTACTTGCCCCCCTTGAATAGCAGGCTCTCGTAATGCTCGATCAAAATCTTGAGTCTGTGATTCTCTGTCATGAGTTCGTTGTGAATGTTGGTGGTTTTGGTTGCACCCTCGGTAAGCCATTGGGTTGCTTTGGCTAGGCTTTGGGGTAGGTTAAAACTACCACCCCGTCTTTGGATTGCATCACGATATGGGGTATCCATACCATCGTCGTATTGCCCGTTGGTAATCTTTGGCTTTGCCACTTTTGCCACTTTTGCCACTTTTGCCACAGTTATCCCTGCCTTGAGTGCCTTGGCTTTCTTGGCTCTGCGTTGTAGCACCTTCACCCTTTTGGGGTTGCGGAGTTTCCACATGGCTGTGTGGATAGTGTTGACCTGCTTGCCTGTGGTGTTGGCAATATCAGGGGCTTTGGTAATACCATGCTCGATGCACCACTTGGCAGACTCCATGATGGACATGGTTTTGAAGTCAGGCATTGTGGGTTGTGGGTTGGCAAGTTGTGCTTTTACTTCTTGCAATACTGCGTTTACTTCGGGTTTCATAACATACTCCTTTAGTTAAGGTTGGGACTTAGTGTCGTTGTGACACTTTGTCCTACTTGAATAGCCATAAAGCAAATAGGATTGGAAGGGCTATGGCACACCCGCCCCAAAACAAAACCATAAAGAAATCTTGGAACCAACGAACTGCCTCATACCAGTCGCCCCTGTGCCTTTCTATTGCACACGCATACTCTGCACCCTTGAAGGCTTCGTTTATGCTACGGCAAGTGCGACCTGCTACATGGTGTGGGTCAGCAGTCCCCCGATAGGTTCGCATATCTACCCCTTCTAGCTTTTCTACTACCATTTTTGGTTTTCTACCACTCATCTCGTATCTCCTTAAGTTGGTCAATGAGCACATCTAGGTTATGGATTGAATTGAAAATGATTAGGTCAATGTGTTGCTTTTTGACACCACGCAAACGAGTAGTGCCCAAGGCAACAATCATTGCTTGAGCATTGGATATCATTTCGTTAACCATCTTCTTGTCGGTCATGTTGCACCCTGCAAGGCGGTGAGTTTGGCTTTCATAATCGCAAGCGTCGCCTCGCCTTCCACAAATTCTACAAACCCTTCGGCTGAAGCTATCTCGCCACGACCTTCTTCCAAGGCTTTTTGTAGGACTTTGATGCGGTCAAGCAACTCGCTGATGCGTTGCCCTTTGTAATATTCCGTCATCTTTTTGCCCTACTCATCTTAGCCATGGTGTCCATAGCGTTGTTATAGGCTCCTTGCCATGAGTCCGCACGAGTGTTGGCTTGGGCAAGTTTAGTTTTGAGGCTTAGAATTTCCTCGGCAAGTATGCGGTTTTGGTCACGCAACATACGCTCTCGGTCTTCCTGATCCTCAATATCGTAGGCTTTTTGCCTGTCTTCGGTTGTAAAGGTTGTCATTTGATCTCCTAGGTTGGGACTTAGTGTCACTCTGACACTTTGTCGTTGGTTGCAAAGCGGTGGGAAAAACCCTCAAGAAACCCCGCTTTATAGGCTTCTTTGAGTTCTGATGAAAAGGCTCTTGGCGATACCATGCCTGAGTTGGAGTCATATTCCAAGGTGTAATTCCACGCTTTGGTTATGGCAATAGACTCAATGGTTGGGGTTTCCTGCTCGTATGGGTCGTCATCGCTTGGTTCATTGAAGAAGTCGTCCTCGAATCTTGGCTCGTTTGGTTGGCTCATGTTGTCCTCTTTGGGTTTAGTTGCTTGAGCATAGCCATATCTGTTATGCAGACATAGTTTGATTTGTTTAGGGGGGCAATGGTGAACTTGCGTTCTTTGGCAATCTCCTCCCCACAATGGTGGCAAGTCATACGCAGACCATGAGTTTTGAGATGCTCGGCTCTGTCCTCGTCTACTTGCCTGCCGTAGCAGTTCGTGCATAGATAGCGGTGGGATTGGTGCGTCGCTGTCATACACCCGCCTGCTCTTTGGTTTGGATACTTGCAATGTTAATTGCGTCCGATACTTCCTTGGCTAGTGCAAGGTTCTCAGGGGTTGGGTATTTCAAGCAGAGCATGAATACTTTTTGTAGCGTTCCTGCTACTTGGGCTTGTTGATTACTTGTCATATGTATCTCCGTTGTTAAGGACATAGTGGCGTTATGACACTTTGTCGGTTGCGAGTTGTGCAGGCGAATTCCCACTCTATTAGTATACCACACCTAGTGGTATTTGTCAAGGACTTGTCCTACTTTGAGGGGGTTGTGTATTTATTGCGTCGCTACGCAATTTGAGGGGTTGTTGTGTCGCTAGGGGTGGAACTGGTGGGTTTTTGCAAAGCAAAAACAAAGGGACAAAGTGTCGAGATGACACTTTGTCCGAGCCTACTAGGAACGCAACTGAGCCAAGAGGTCAGCGAGCAACTCCATATCCTCGATAGAGTCAATCTCCGCTTTGACTTGCTTACGCAATTCTACGAGTTCAGACTTAGCACTTTTGCCTAAGTCCTTTTGGCGGGTTGCAAGTTCTTTGCTAATTTTCTTAGCGGACTCCAACTTGGCGAGGGTAGGATTAGCCAACAAGTGAGCCATCTCGGTTTGAAGGTCACTATCGGACTTCTGTGCAAAAACAGCCCTAGCCTTTGCTCGTTGCTCGGCTTTCCGCTTTGCCTCGGGGTCATCTGACTCAGGGATAACAATACCCGACTCTTTGCGGATTCTCTGCCATTTGGACTTGATAGCGTCCTCGGTCTTGCCCGCTTGCTCGAGGGTTTCAAAGATACGAATACGACCCATCTCATAGCGTGACCATGTAGGCTTTGTGCCTAATACTAGAGCAATGGTTGCGATAGCCTCGGCGATAGTGTCTTCGCCTTCGTCCATTGCAAGGGTTGCGGATACCAACTGAGCGTCCTCTTGCTCGTCAAATTGAGCAAGCATATCGGCGGTTTTAATAACTGATTTCATAACAATCTCCATGGAGTGGTGTTTAGGGTAGGACATAGTGTCACTCCGCCACTTTGTCCGATATGAGCCGAAAACAATTCCCGACTCACAAATACAGTTTAACACACTCTGTGGGATATGTCAAGGACTTGTCCTATTTATTTTGCAATGTTCTGAAAAAAGGGGTAATGTTCCGTAATGTTCTGTGGGCTTGGAACAATACAAAACCATGCTGGTATTGGCTTGGCGGTTAGATTAGATATAATGTTCTAATGTTCTATATAATATAATATGGGAACGGGGCGGGTTTTAAGAATAGCCCTGCACTCCGTGTGAGGGGTCTTGCTAACCTAGTCAAATATTTTTCCCGAGGTTATTTTTTTGGAACAAATGGAACAAATGGAACAAAGCGTGCAAGTCCTTGATTATAAAGGCTTTGTATTGTTCCATGGCACGGAACATTAGCAGAACAATACTAGGGTTTGTCCTAGTATACGAAGTCAGTAAAACCGATTATGCTCTGTCACAGAGCATAACAAAAGACAAAGTGTCATGGTGACACAATGTCCCAAGTGGCTAGTGCGTCGCTTACAACCAGTTCCCTTCACTTTTACGAAAAAAAACCCAGCCGAGGCTGGGTCAAATTACTGCCATTGGAATTACTAAATATATTTACTGATCTCAATAAAAATGCAACGGGTTTTTTTAGAGTATCTGATTTCTAAGTGAGTAAACCCAGCACTAGCTAATTGTTTAAATTGGGGTCTATTGATATATTTGCCGTCGAGTCCATTAAAGTAATCCACAATTCTAAAATCTTTATTGGCTTTTATATCGTCAAACAATGCCGACTGGCTTTTATAATCCCTGCCGTATGCTGGGATAAGTATTAGTGATTTCATTTTTTAGTAGGCTGGGTTTCCCCAGCCTATTCCATGGTTAGTTAGATTTCTGAATCTTCAGGTGTGTATTGCTCAAGGGTATGCAAAGCATCCTGAAGTAAGGTTTCATCAAGGCAATTTTTGACTGCCTGACTAACCTCTTTTTGTAGCTCTTTGATACCCGCCATACGATCTTTTAGGGCATCCCTATTTTTTTCGCTAATAGCTTTGGATAGCTTGGTAGCTTTAGCTAAATTTTCGGGTGTGGCTTTTGCCGTAAGCATAGCGATCTCATCCTGTAATTCAGATATAGGCTTAGCCTTTAATTCATCCATAGCTAATTGGGCTTTGGTACGCTGATCAGCTTTTTTCTGACCCTCAACTGACGGGCTGGCTGGTTTAGTTAAAGCATAATTTTCTTCCAGCCGACGGGTAAATCGTTTCCACATCCCTTTGACTGCATCAGAATCTAGGGGTACACCTTTTTTCTTAGCATAGGCTTGTTTCATTACTTCGCTACCAGCAATCCAAATATGGTAATCAGCTTGCTTTACAATTTTGCCGTCGATCTCTACTGCGATCTCTACTGCTCTGGCAAAATCCTCAACAGCTTGATCAGCATCCACTTCACTTACTGCAAACAAATCACCAATATTATTAAATATTGATACTTGATCATCATCTAGCTTGAATGTGATTTCATTCATTTTTAATACTCCCGATCTTAGTTAAACACTAGAGAACCATTCCCTAGCTGAGATAAATCTTATCAAACTAAATGAAAAAAGTACAGGATTATTTTCATTTATTTAAATTATTTTATTGGCTGGTGTGTCGCATTACTTGGCTGGTGTGTCGCATTAATTAATAAAATTTTCGGCTGAGACCCAGCTCGACCGGTGGCCCACTTTTGACCTGGGCAGTTTTTATGCGGCGACCAGCCAGGCGATCGCGACCCGCAAACCCTTACCCCACCTACCCCCGACCCCCAGCTATGCAAAATAGGAGTCCCAGCAACACCTGTACACAATGTTCTGCACAGTACATACTTCATTTTAAAAAATTCATAACTTAAGTAGTAAATGCACTTTCATTAATAACATTGTGTCCGCCATACTCTTAATATCATCCTATCCTCACGCAATAGATAAGTTGATTCACCTGGCAACTAAATATTAATTACACCCCCCACCCCCCTCTGTTTTTACTGCACTGCAGCAAAACTTGTTTTATAGGAATAGGCCCCCCATCATTTT